ACTGCCAATGGCGTGATGTCCGCGCTCGACACGGTACGCTTGGTGTTCGGCAACGTCGAGCTGGACATCGACGAGCAGCTGGACATCGCACGCAGCACGGCAAAGCACATGGCTGGCGTCGCGCAGGCCATGGCTGCCAAGGCTGAGATCCTCGATCCCGACGAGATGGACAAGCTGTGCGATGGCTTCTACGCGAAGGAATTCGCGGATGGTAAGGCGACTGCACTTGACATGGTCGACGAGCTGATGACCCTGCAGCTGTGCCAGAACGTGGGACCCAGCGCACAAGATGTCTCCGACTTCTGTCGCACCGCTGACGAGGAGATCGAGAAGGCACGCACCGAGCTGCAGAAGTTCTGTGACACGAACAACTTGGACTTCAACGAGCTGTGCGGTCCGCATGACAACTGCCCTGACTGCCTGTGCATGGACTGCGAGAAGGACTGCAAGGAAGGCAAGCAGATCGAAGAAGGTCAGTCTGCCTACGACGTGTGCGAGGACTTCGTAAAGCAGGAGTAGCTCCATGGCGATAAAGGTACCCAAGTACTATGCGCCCAGGCCATATCAGCGCGAGGCCTGGGCGCGTCGCCTGTCTGGTGACTATGACTACTACGCCAAGATCTGGCACCGCCAGGCAGGCAAGGACACCGATGACATCCAGTTCGCGCTGTACGAGGCGTACCGAGAGGCAGGCAGGCAGTCCGCCTATGTCGGCCTCGACAACAAGTGGATCCGTCGTAACATCTGGGACAAGTACATCGATGGGCGTAAGCATTGGGCAGACTATCCCGAGGATGTCATCGACATCCATGAGACCGCGCAGCAGGTGCAGATGCTGAACAACCCTGATGACCTTGCGCCATCGCTCATCCAGTTCATCGGCTTCAAGGAGAGCGAGTCCCTGATCGGATCCTCGTACAACAACTTCTTCGTGTCCGAGCTGAGCCTGTACAAGCGTGGTGCCTTCGACTATCTCCAGCCGATCTGGGATGCCAAGAGGGCGAATGGTGAGCGCTTCCTGGTGAACATGAACTTCACCCCGCGTGGCATGAACAACACTGCCGCCGACTGGCTAGCGGCATACACCGGGGAGACTGAGCCGGAGGCATGGCCTGGTGCGCATGGCAGGGTCTACGTGGATGTGCTGCGTGCTGACCAGTCGATGGACTCGGAGGGCAACAGGCTGTTCAGCGACGAGCTACTCGAGGAGATCCGCCAGCGATACATCCGTGCCATGGGCAATGACCTCATGTTCCGCCAGGAGTACCTCTGCGACTTCCTGGCAGTGAACGCGGGCCTGGTGTTCCCCGGCATCGAGAGGGTGCGCGAGGAGGGCAGGTACTGCCCGACGAACTTCGACACCAGCAGGCCGGTCTACATGGCATGGGACATCTCATCGAAGGACAAGCAGACCGACTGGACCAGCGCCGTCATCTTCCAGTACTACAACGGCAGGCTGTTCATCCTGGACTGGTACGAGGACAACCGCAAGGCAGTGGTCGAGTGCGTGCAGGAGCTGGCTGGCAGGGAGTACTTCCATCTCATCAGGGCAGCGTGTCTGCCATGGGACTCGGACCGCTCCGGCTCCAGGAGCTCGCCGATCGAGGAGTGCAGGCAGATGTTCCCGAACATCCAGTGGCACAAGCTCGACAGGACCTATGTGCAGGATGGCATCAACCGTGGGCGCAAGCTGCTGGGTAACGCGATCATCGACAGCAACCGCTGCGACTGGCTGATGGAGTGCTTCGAGAACTGGGAGTATCGGCAGCTGTCATCCATCGACGACTGGTCAGCACAGCCGAAGCATGACCGCTACTCCCACCTCATGGACGCCTTCAGGTATGCTGCTGACTTCATAGCCCAGGTGCCGTACCTCGAGACCAATGGCAGCATGAGGACCAGCATGCCCAGCCACTACGGAGGATGGGATCTGGAAGAGGACGAGGATGAGATGGCATGGCGAGACATGCCGCCGGGGATGCGACCAAGCAAGTTCTCGAAGCTGAGGAACAAGAGGCCGCAGGACCTGTATAATCTATAGTGCAGTACCTACTGAAGAGGGCATCCGTTATCAGCGGGTGCCCTCGTTCGTTCATTCGTTCGTTCACCATTCGTCCAATTGCACGAATGATCTCCTACTTCACCCGATTGAGCTTCGGGTTCTTGCGCTTCGCAGCGGGGCTGGCATTGCGCGAGGCATTGGCGACGATGGCGCCAGCTGCCTCCTTGTCGTACTTGCCGCCCTTCATTACGTTCTCGACTGCGGCCTTGAAGCCACCCTTACCCTTCTTCTTCTTGGTCATGGGGATCACACCTCCCTTAGTCCTATCTTAGTCCTAACGTAGTCCTATTCTAGTCCTATGCGGTACGCTCCCACAAGGGAATCGATAGGCTACCTGTGGTATCGACAGTATCTATCTGTTGCCATGTGGTGCCAACGTATGCACCTGACGGATCGGACTGTGCCATGAGATATGATCCGATAGGAGGATATGCATTAGGGGAATACTGTTTTATCATGCCACACTTGAACTCGTAGACTGGATGGGTCATCAGAAGCTCAATGGCTGTGGCACTGTATGCACGACCGAGAAGGATGTAGATCTTTCCGTCCTCCGTGGTCGGAAGTGATTGGGTAAAGTCCTCCATGATCGCACTGCCGTCTGGCTGAGGCTCGCATCTTAGGTACACTGGTGCTGGATAGCTCATAGACAGGGCACTACCAGTGCTGTTGAAGCTGTAGCCAAGCGTCAGCGCATACTGCTGCCACAGAGATCCAGTGCCAAACGATGACCCAGCATTTACGACAGACGTGGATCCATAATAGAGAATGGGACCGAATGGGTCTATCGGCCTAGTGTTGGTCGTCCTGACAGCCGTGGCATTTGTGCTCGTGGATGTATTTGCCGGGACAAGCTTAGATCCATCAGCAGACGTAAAGAGAAGACGATACCTGTAGGTCTTGTCAGATGCATGCAATGTCGAGCTGTTGGTCCTGAGCTGATAGCCTATCGTGTTGGTATTTGAGTCATATCCTCGATAACATATCCATGCGCCACCTGACACCCTGGTTGAGTCATAGATGAACAACATCGTGTAGTTGATGTTAAACAAGGTTGTGTCTTGCGTCGCCGCCGCGAGATTGCTATAAGAAGGCTTTGGTCCAAGGCCATTCACATCGATGGTGAATCCAGAGGCAGACGTGACGACACCATTCTTCAGCATGATGCACGTGCCGTCGACAAGCTCCGTCAGGCCTGGCACAGTGGCAGTGAATGCCGTGGCAGTGCTCGAGCTGTCGACGTGACCATAGAGTATCGCATTGGTCATGTTGGCATTTCCGCCGCTGGAAGGCGAGCCGGCATATTCGAGGTTGCCGATCTTATCAGGTATCGTCACGTTCACAATCTCATCGATGGCATCGTCAATGGCGTTAGGCACGATGACGTCCTGTAGCTCGGTAAGGTTATCGCCCAATGTCTGCAAGGCTTCATCGATGTCCCGATTCTCGATCCTGCGCTGCTTGCGCGATGACTGCGTGAGCGTGTAGTAGAGCTGCTTGAAGTTCGCATTGCACTTCCTTACCACTGTGACAAGGTCGTCGTTGTGGGAAAGGTCCATTATCTCCATCATCGTCTCCCTATGCACAGGCCGTCCACGCATACCCTACGACCGAGCGATGCGCTGACAGCGTCTATGACCTCGATGGCATGGTGTTCGAGGAACCATGCCAGGGTCTCTTCCGCGAGTACCTGCTGCCGTTCCTCTGGCAGCTGCGACAGAAGTCGGTTGACCCCTGCCTCCTCCATCATAGCGTGTGCAGCCTCATGAAGGTAGACCTGATCAAACAGCGGTGGCATCACCGAGCTGGAAATCCTTATGACCTTCGATGCTGGGTCTGTCGTGGCGATCGTGCGTGTGCCGGTCCTATCTATGAGAAGAGGATCGCCAGGTTCGACCCTGACGACCCTCCACACGTTGCCACGTATTACCAGCGGCCTCACATCAGCTCGCACAGGGGCAGGTACGGATTGGTGAGATACGGATTCTGATACTGGACCATCGTGAACCTACCTCCTATACGATGTTGATCCTAGTGACACATAGGACTGCGAAGGCATCATTGTTCGATACATGAGAAGGGGCAGAACTCGTGTTCAATTCCACCCTTATGCCACCATCGATTTTCGTTATGGTAGTTATGCTCTTCACATCTTGTGGCGTGCTGCCTTCGTCAGATGCTGACCCAAAGATATAATAGCCACCTTGCCTGATGGTGACCTCCATATTGACTAGGAACAGGTCACCATCTATCACCTTGCTGAGAGGAATCTCGAAGACGAAGTATTTCCCACCACCAGTCACATATCCGGCACCATAGAAATTGCCGGATATGACATCACCGGAATCATAGTTCAGGCCAAGCGCACGCCTTGCAGCCCTTGCGGTGGTGCCGCTCGTACCGCCCTTCTCTATCCCGACGACCCGATTCTGAAGGTTCTGGACGTTACCATTGATACCCTGTATGCTGTCATTGATGCCACCAATGTCATCATTGATGCCATCAATATCATCATTGATGTCACCGATTGACCTGTTGACATTCACGATACTATTATCGATGTTGTTGATGTCGCCCTTCATGGACTGAATCAGATCGTCGTTGTTAGAGATCTTGTCGAGATAGCTATCAAGGTTGCACTTGCTCTTGTCATCATGGAATGCGTAGATGCTCATCAGACGTCTCCTTTCGTACCTCTATCGTCTCCATATGAAGACAGTTGGGACACTGATAGTCTATGGTATGTCTCTCAAAGAGGTGCCACTCGGAATCTGGAACTGCCCGCATCGCATGGTCGCAACGCGGGCAGATCTGCTGTGGCAGGGTGTCGAGGCTCACTGCACGCACACCAGCAAGACGGAGAGCATGGTGATGACGTTGTCCAGTACCAGCTTTCCGATCACGAGGCCACTTACGATCACGCATACCACGATGGCAAAAGCCACATTGGTAGCAAGTTCCTTGCTGGAGTGCATGTCACTCGGAAGGTCGAGGTGCTTGTCCCACTTGCTCATCGTGCGTTCTCCATGAATCCGAGGGCGATATAGCGGTCCTTGCCACTGGTGCGGCCGATGTAGTGGCCCCACATGTAGCCATCATCGCCAGGCACATAGGCATCGATGGTGACCTTGTCACCCTCGCTATAGCGGGCAACCTCCTTGCCGGTCTTGGTGGAGGGCTTGTCGCGCACGCGAAGGAAGTCGCTCTGCACGGTCACTGTCTTGTTCACTGGGAATCCCTCCGTATCCGTGTCGTCCTCGGGGACGTCTGCGAACGGCCAGCCACCACCCACGAATCCTGCCGCGATGGGAAGCTTGCGCTCTGCGACACCTCGGGACGGCGTGCTGTCGATGATGTAGGGCGTGGAACCGGCACGGCTCACGATGCCGACATGGCCGGTATTGGTGCGGCGCTCACCGAAGAACACCAGGTCACCAGGCTTGAGCTCGCTGGGATTAGTGGTCCAGTTGCCAGCACGGTACACCCAGTCGGACTGGGAGCCATCACCATTCTGGTGACCTTGCCATCCGGGGATGGACAGCCCAGCTGCCTTGTATGCGCATGTGGAGAGAAAGGAGCAGTTGTAGCTCAGGCCCTCCACGCCACCGCTGGGGATGGTGCTGTACTTGCAGCCGATCTTGCTGCGGCAGTAGTTGACGATCTTGTCACGAACGCTAGGCATCGTAGGTGGCCTTCACGTGACTTGCGCCGATGAGCGCACCAACGAACGTGCCAACTGCGTTGATGGTCAGAACGACAGAATCGACGTGAGGCATGCCCCATGCAGGACCGACTGCGCCAATCAGGGCCGCAAGGGCCGGACAAAGGATGAGGCCTGTCCATTTCAAAATCCGATAGATGTTATCCGGTAACAGGTAATTCATGATGAGCCTCCGTTCAACAGCCTCGTTATACCATCGCGAAAACTTGGCTGTCAATAGTCGCGAAGTGAAAAGGTAAGAAAGGCGCCCCCCACCGACAAACGTCAGCAGGGGCGCTCTGCAAGCCTCACGTGGAGTCCGCCTGCAGGTGTCACATACACAGATCTAGTTAAAGATGAGGTCAGAGTGGATCAGAATGTCTTGACCTTTGTTGACCAAAATCATCACCTGGGCCATCCCCTCATTACCAACGTATATGTTGCCATGACTGTCCTCAAAATGGATCGTACCATCCGCCTCCTTTGCCGTGAGGACCATCATGCTCTTCTCTGCGCCCTTGCTGCCCTTAGGACCACCAGGGGAATCGAAGAAGTTGATAAGAGGATCGTGGTGCGCAGCCATGATTATTTCCTTTCCCTATCGCTCGGGGAGCGCCATGACGCGCTCGACGAGATTGTCTATGAAGTTGTTCTCGAGGTCAAGGTCATCGCAGAACTGCGAGTACTGCTCGTGCTCGTCGTGCAATGACTCCTTCTCCTCGGTGCTCGCCTTGCCAAGGTCATCGAGATAACGATGGCATTTGTGTACGATGTCCGAACGGATCTGTGTAGCCTGGATGCCGATGGAGCGGTTCTGCTTGCCTTCGATGTCATCGAGCCTGTGGTCGATGCTGTCACGCCACTCAGCCTCGGTCTGACGCTTCCTCTCGGTGTCTGCCCTTGCCTCGTCCATCTTGGCGTCTGCCACCTTCTGGATCCACGCTATGATGGCTAAGCCAGCTGCCTGCACGAGTATGGAAATGGTGGCCTGATCCATCTGCCTGTCCGATCGTGACGCTTGTCTTACTCGGACAGATTGCTGTGAGTGTAGCAACGAGAGTCGATGATGAATCCTTCGCTGGTCACCAACAGCACCGAATGCGTCTCGATGGGAGACTTCACGACTTCCGAGAGGACCTGGAAGAACTTGACCTCGGCGTCCTCGCGCGTGTCATAGGTCCATGCATTGGTGCCGACGACACCATTCTGCATCTCGATCACCACATACTTAGGCATTTACGATACCTCGCTTTCATTGGGGAACTTAGTGTGGATGGTAACATACTTTAATCTTCTGCATAGATTGCCGACGTGCCGTCGATTGTCCTAGCCGACACTCGCATGTAAGCAACATTTGTTAAATCACGTTGGCGATCTATGCCATGCGGTGTGATACTAATCAAGTTTGTATTATCTAACACATACGGCTGCATGAGCGTGTTAATGCCCGAGTTGGCTATCCAGTCGCGTGCGTAGAGGGAACAGTTCGGAAGCAATGTCTTGCTTGAGTCGTAGAACGAGAGGTACTGCATGTTGTAGCCAGAGATGCTGTTGTCTGCGTCGATGACCATGTTCTCGAACGTGACTTTCTGGCCCGCCGTGACGGGGATGAAGCCAGTGGCGTAGTAGCCCGTGGCTACTGTCGGATTGCCCGCGCTGTTGAGTCGTGTGTCGGCCTTGTAACCCGTGCCGTTGTAGATGGTACCGTCCGTGTCAGTGGCGCTCGGAAGCAGATTGATCCTTGGCTTGGAGGCCATCGCCGTGATGGTCACATCGCCCGTGACTGCCGCAATGGTGATGGTGCCATTGTTGTAGGCTGTCGAGGTGATGTCCACGCCACCCATAGTGACTGTAACGCTGTTGATCGTGTATCCACCACTCTGAGCGGTAATTGTGGCTGTGTAGCTTTCGCCATCTGCGACAACCGTCTGCGCATTGCTGATGGTGACGTGCGTGAGGGTGCTGGTTACGGCATAGTATGTTCCAGACCCATAGCTATATACCCTGTCAGGTCCAGCACCGCATCGAATCAGATTGATTGATTCGGCGTTGGTATCCACGATTACCGCCGTCCAGAGTGCCTGCGTTGCCGCATTGGCCGCACGCCCGCGCCATATGGCATCAACGGGCACGTCGCGGTAGCTGCTTTCGGGCGTGCTGTCGGCCGTGGAGAATGACGTCAGGTAGTTGGCGAGGCACTGGCCATGCTCATAGAAATCCCCGTATGCGCCAGTGCGCGAGAACTGAGCCTTGCTCTCGTGGTTGATTACCGTGAACGTACCCTTGCCCTTGGCGCTGTAGTCCCAGTGTACGTGTCCGTGGACTACACCCGCACACCTGTGCATCGGGTTTGCCGCAAGCCATGCGTCGAGCGCTTGCTGCATCGTCGTGCCGCCATGCGGGATGTCCTGTTCGTCCGGGAAACCCTGCAACAAGGGTGAGAGCGTCTGGTGGCAGAAGATGAGGATAGTGTTGTCAGTGTTCAGCGCGACGTCCCTGAACCACGTCTGCTCGTCTGTGTAGTAGCCCCAATTCATACCGTTGCCGCCGTTGTAAGAAGCATCGCCGATTACCTGGATGTAGCTGTGCAAGCGAATGACACGCAGCCCCAGGTCGGCGTAGTCGCGGTAGCCATAGAACTCTCCACCCTGATAGTTCGAGCCTGCATAGGTAAAGCCATCGTTCCACGAGCGCCACATCGTCAGCATCTCGGCCTCGGTGATGCGACGGGCCTCGACCTCGCTTTGTGCCACACCCGACCCCTGAACGGTGTTGCCGTCGTGGTTGCCCACAAGGATGTGGGTGTCATTGCCGCCAATGTCACGCATCTGGGCCACGATGTGGTCAGCCAGCGCAAGCGTCGCATCCTTGCCCTCGGAGCCGTTGGTCATGTCCCCACCGTGAATCACGAGGTCTGGCTTGATGGTGCGAGCGACCGCATACATGCTTGCTAGCTGCGCGTCCACGTACTGGAGGTTGTTGCTCGACGTATGGGTATGCGTATCGGTGATGAAGTAGGCCACGAAGGTGTGCCTATTAATCGATGCATTGATCTTCTGTGCCGTATCGATCGTCTCGGCAATCAGATATTCGGGGTTGTCTACAAGAGAAATGTCACCTCCACCTCCACCACCAGTGATTGTCTCGATGGCAGGCCCCATCTCGGAAGGCTTGTAGGTATCGCTGACGCCCAGCTTCTCACGGATGGCATCGGCGATGTCAGTCAGGTAGGTGTCGGTGACTAGGACCTTCGGCATCAGTAGCTCACCTCATCCCCATCCGTGATGGAAGCGATGGCAGACATGACGAAGCTGTAGATTCCGGCACCGGTGACCGGATTGACTCCGTCCACGGTGACGGTGGTATCAACGTCGAACAGGTCGCCTATGGCCTCCATGTCACTCTCGGACACGGCGACGACAGTCAGCATCTTGAAATGGATCGTCGTGTTGTTGTTCGTGATGGGAGTCATCAGTACGATGTTGCTGCCGCTCACGGTATAGTCGACGTTCTGCGCGAGAGACAGTCCCTCGATGTCGACGAAAAGCATGTCAACCGACTCGTTGTAATCTTCGAACGGGATGGGAATGGTCCTCACATTGCTGCCGTTCGTCTGGTAGGCGGCTTCGTACTTCCGACAGTAGACGGTCGCTATCTCGCTGCGAAGGTCGTCCAGCTGCTCCTGGGTGAAGTCGTCGAACTTGAAGCTCTCGCCCTTGCTGCCCGCGGGACCCTGTCCGAGCGTCGAGAGGATGATGACCTTGTCGTCATAGAGATCGGTGTCATCGAAGCGCGGGTCTCCGGAATTGTATGGGATCCTGTGCGGAATCATGCGCTGACCTCCTGCTCGAGTGCCTTGACCCGCTGGTCAAGCTTGTCGATCATTTCGCGGAGGGCGGAGTAGCCCTCGTCACCGGGATCGCCCTTCTCGCCCTTCGGCCCCTTCGGGCCTCGGCCGATGGTGGAGATGACAGGAACCTGGAGGTCACACCTTCCGGCAGAGTTGATGATTATCATTGGGTAAGTCCTTCCGAACCAGGATCCATGTCCATGTGAAGCGCAGGCAGGATCCGTATGATTCCGTTCGCGACCATGTCAGACATGCCCTCGGCGGAATTCGTGGCAATGACAGAGAACCGCACATTGACCGGTTCGAGGATGGCGTCATCACACCTCGGATTGAGCGTGAGCCTGACGACGTTGTCGTCGATGGACACGCTATGGTCGAACCCGTCAGGCAGGTCATAGGCATTCATGCTGACCTGGTCATAGCCCTCGTTCGTGAGATGGATCGGCTCGACCACAAGGTTGTCCACGATGCGAGGCTGCCATGAGCCGTCACGATGGTCGGGACTCGGCCAGCCGAAGTGATCGATGACCATATGCGGAATGCGATGGTAGTCGATCGGCATGCCATCCTTGCGATAGAGATAGTAGCAAGGGAAGGCGATGCGCGAGGTGGCTCCATTCTGCACCTCTATGATGACGTTGTTCGTGACGTCCCTTGCATGGCTGGCTGATTCTTTGCGGAGGCCTGGTCTTGCTGCGCGATACATGGTTCCTCCTATGTGAATATGGCTTTACGGACGTCATTGTAGCATTTGAATGTCGGATGCACGCTGCCAGCGGAACGGTGGGATATGGAGTCGTCGAAGCCCCAGACCTGCCCGATCTTGTTGGAGAGTGTGTACACCCTTGCAAGGAAGTGCGTCAGGCGGAACCTGGCGGTGCCTTCCATGATAATGACATACGACATGGTGCGCTGGTCTATGCGCATATGGACCACGTAGTCATACAGCTCCGTGTCTGACCTTACGGTCTTCTTGACTTCCAGCTCCCTGCCGAACATGTCGATCATCTTGACGCGAATGATCGCCTCGCCGATGAAGTGGTCGAAGTGGAACTCCAGCTGGCTCAGGTAGTGCCAGCCCTGCTGCGGGATCTGCGTGGATAGCTGCGCGGTCTCGATGAGGAACGGGTGGTTCGGCAGCGTGTTGCCATCGTCGCTCACCGTGGTGGGCAGCATGTAGATGTGGGACGGCGTGACGATACCGATGCCCTCCCGCTGTCCCTGCCAGTCCACATGGAACAGGCGAAGGATGGGGAGATCCACGTCCAGCGTGTAGGTCCACCAGGCCTTGAGGTCGATGTCATAGCAGAACAGGACGTTATCCAGCCTGCCCTCCTCGTCGGAGGACATGCCAAGTGCCATGTAGATGATGCCATCAAGCTCCAGGAGCATGGCGTTGGAGAGCCTGGTCTCGACGTCCGCCTCGTCGGTGAACACCGGCTTGATGGCATCGCTGACATAGCTGGTGCGGATCTGCGAGTTGTACTCCATGGTCATCGTGGTGAGCGCGAGGCCATAGCGGCTGATGGAGTAGATGCCGTCCTGGCATACCACGGCACCGTCATAGCTCTTGCAGCCGACCGCACCGGCGACCTGCTCAGCGTTCCAGGAGCGCATGCTCTGTTCGTTCGACAGGGACACCGTGTCCTCGACGAGGTTGAATCGCTGCTCCTTGTGGGAGTTCGGCGAGTCGCACAGCATGGTGACGATGGAGTTGCCGCTCTGCGTCTTGTACTTGCAGACATGGCGTACCTCCTGGCCAGTGCCAGGCTCGACGTCCACGAAGCCACCACCGGTGCCGGGGCTGACGCTCAGCAGGTTGCCTGGGTTACCACCGATGTAGAGGCGCTGAGGCTCCTCGCTGTCACCCCAGAAGTACAGGCGTCCGTCGATGTTGCAGCTCTTGGACGCGCGGACTCCCTTGGTGTAGTTCTCGGTGGGCACGGTGAGATTGGCAATCGGCCACATGCTCGTGGCATCGATGTAGCCATACCAGTTGTGGGCCCATGTGGTGGCGTTGCTGGCGACGTCCCTGCGACCGAGGAACAGCGGGTCCATGGCATTGTCGGCCGTGTAGTACATCTCGATGGCCCTGATGCCATAGCCCTGCGGGATGGTTCCCTTGATCTGAAGGAAGCATCCGGCATGCCACTCGCTCACAGGCGCACTTGCATAGAACACCGTGTTGGGAGACACGTCGGTGGGCCCATACTTGTTCACGAAGGTATACGAGATGGTGATGCGAAACGGGCATTCCTGTGTCATCGTCTCGCTCAGCTGGAGGGAGCCGGCCGGGTCGAGCCAGTAGTCAGCCTCGGTACCAATGGAGAACGTGGCAGTAGGGTCGGGAACCTCCTTGGCGTTCTCGAGCGCGTCCGCGTGGTCGGCCCATAGGCCGGCCGTCCACATCTCGTTCTCCTCGGTCTGCGCGATGAGCTTGTCGTCATAGTAGTCGAGGGATGTCCAGTTGTGACTGGAGCCAGTGTGGTTCTCCAGGCGGAAGTCGTCAGACATGACGATGGGCTCGCTAGTCGAATAGCGCTCGTCGAGGTTGCCTGCGGCGACATTCTGGTCGGACTTGGCAGCAAACAGGTACGAGCCAACCAGACAGACCGGGCCGGTGAAGCTCACGCCATCCGGTGCGTCGAACAGTGTGACGATGTCATCGCGCGTCTCCATGGTCTTATTGGACTGGGTGGAGACATTGTTCTGCAGGAACACGTAGTTCATCTGGAGGTCGGTCTGGTTGTCCGGGGCGATGCGCTCGTAGATGCCACCGGAGTGCTCGAAGTTCAGCCCATTGAACTGCTGGAACACCTGGATCCTCGGCTCCGAGTTCGGTGTCCTGCCACCTCCCTGTGCCCTGCGCTGTCCCGATCTGCTCTGGCTTGGCATGCTGACCTCCTAGAGCACTGGCACATAGCCGAGAGCGGTTGTGTCGTAGGTGTCGGGAATGGTATGCGCGGAGTCGTTCTCGCGAATGGCAGAGAGCAGCTTGCTTCCCTCATCAGTGAGGGACTGCACGCGTTCGGAGACGGCAGGGTCCGCCTCGGCACGCTTGGCAGCCGTACGCACGACGATGTAGTAGGGATCCGGCATCCAGGTCAGGATGCGATCCTCGTAGGCATGCGGGCAATGGTCCGGGCACGAGTCGTCGCAGATGTGCAGCGGCTCGATGTAGCGGATCACGTCAGTCTCGAGACGCCTGCCAAGCTCGCCTGGGAACCACCGGCGATTGAACGTGAGCGTGTTGCCAACGAAGAAGGCACGCTGATTCAGCTTGTCGACGTTCAGCTCGCCCCACTCGTCGAACATTTCGACGTGGCGACGGTTGCCAGTGCGGGCCTCCTCGAAGGGGATCTGGATGGTCCCATACCCATGATGCAGGCGGACAGCATCGCCATAGCCAGTGCAGACCTTATAGACCTCGTCGGGCATCTCGATCTCCTGGATACCATCGCGTGGATGACGCGGGTTGATGGCAATGCCCATCTCCCAGCGATCACGCAGGAAGCTCCAGTCCTGCTCCTTCTGGAACTCCTGGAGCACGAAGTTGGCTTCCATGACCACCTCCTTGAACTTGTCGCTCTTGGAGTGGAAGGAGCCCTCGATGGAGTCATCGACATCAAGACGCACCTTGTAGATGGCATAGAGGACTTGCTGCACGAGGTCCGCGATGGTCATGCCGCGAGACATGCTATTCCTCCTCGGAGGTGTCACCGACTTCTGTCGGTTGTTGCTCGGTATCTTCCTTCTCGGCCATGCCCTCGCACTTGCCAGAGGAACGGAGCCACTTGTCGCACATGTCGCGGATCTTGGTCACCAGTCCGACCGCGTCATCAGAGGGACACGGCTCCTTCATCGGACCGTGCATCCCGGGCTCGCAGGGGTCGTCGAGACCCATGATGATGGTGAGAAAGTCCTCACCCATTGGCATTCCCATGATTACCTCCCGTTGAATCGGTTCATCATTCGGCTGAAGTAGTCCCCACCTACGGTATTGTTGGTGCCGCCTCGCACCCAGTTGCGCATACCGCCAGTGTGCATGGATGCCTGGCTTAGCGTGTCGCCAGTGGGCTCGTACCAGGTCGGCCCCTTCTTGTTGTCTGGGATCACGTAGCCAGAGATCTCGGAGTTGTTCTGCTTGACCTTGTCAGGCGTCCATGCCGTACTTGGTGACAACGCCTTGTCCTTGCCTACGGTCGTGCTGGCGCCAGGGTACAGATTGGGGTTGATGTTGTTCATGTTGGCACGCCAGTCATTCTCGATGTCCTTGATCGCCTTCTCGGCGCTCTGCATCGCGTCCCTGCGTGCCACGTTGTTCTGGTTCAGACTATCGTTGTAGGCGTTCTCCACGGCATCCTGGTTGGTCTGATGCTGTGCCCAGAAGGTGTTGTTCTCCTTGTCGTTGCGGGAGCGCAGCATGCTCATCAGGTTGCCGGTGGTGCTTCCGTTCATGGCAGAGCCCATAGAGCCGAGCAGGCCGAGCGTAGCAGCCTGGAGGTCACGCTGGGCCTCGTAGCGGTCGGCGCTGGTCTTGCGGGAGTTCTGGTCCAGCTGGGTGTCAGCAAGTGCGCGGTTCTGCGCATCGGCGAAGTCGTAGTTGGAGAGCTGGCGTGCGAGCTGGTTCTGGACGTCACGAACATTCTGCTTCGAGATCGCTGTCTGGTTCTTCGCAGCCTTGCGCTCTCGCGCCGTGATCGTGCCCTCGTCGTATGCCATGTCTCACCTCCTCATGAGAAAGGGGACGGGCGGCCATAGGCTACCCGCCCCCATGCGGCGTCAATGATGTGGCGTTGCCTACTCGACGACGCGGACGTTGAGCGCCGGGGTGCCGGTGTTCTCCTCGGAGTCCACGATGAGCAGGATGCCGTGGGAGTACTGCGGGATGACCCAGGCATCATGCTTTACGTCGAAGAC